TTTCAGGCCGTTAGCGGCGACAAGGCCAGAGAGTGTTCCGGTCATAAAGACTGTCAGCGTTGAAAGTAAAGATATGAAGTCCGCGTCGTTCGGCGATTGCTCAAGCGGCTGGGTAACAAATAAGAGTCCAAAAGTAAAACCTATGACGGTTAGCGCGAAAGTTACTGCAATAGTGCATCCGATAAATACGATCATGCGCGCATGTAGGACTTCTATTTCTGCTTTGTCTCTAGCCATTAGCGGTCTCGCATCTGTCAGCTACTCGGCATTCAATTATCAGCGCGCTATTGCGAACTTTTATAGGAGCGTTTATGCGTGTCGTACTGCAAGCGATCGGGACAAGTGCAAGCATGATGCTAAGACTCGACAGGTGGGTAAAAGTCTTGAGTGTCATAGTCGTAGATAAAGCCGATGCCTGCGTATGTTTTGTTTGGTAGACCGTAAAAAGTTTCTACCCAAATTCCCGTATAGATGTCAGGGTTCGCTTCTAGATATTCGCGTGATACGACCCGGACATCGGTGACAATGTTGTTGTTGTCAAGTTGAGCGAAATAAGTTGTCATGACTTAAACCTTATGTAAACCGCGCCAGCTGAACCATTACCGCCTGCGGCTGCTACCGATGAACCGCCACCACCTGAACCGCTATTCGTTGTTGCGTTGCCACCTGTTGCAGCCGCCGTTCCACCTGTCGAGTTACCACCTGCGCCTTGTGTGACTGATCCTGAACCACCACCACCGCATCCGATCCAAGTAGTGATAGTTGAACCTGTAAAAGTTGAAAGTTGTAGCCCTGTACCACCTGCGCCGCCTGTAGTGCTAACACCGTTCGCGCCAACGCTGGAATAGCCGCCGCCACCACCTGCGGCAGTTGCCGATTGCGTCCCACCGTTTTTCCCTTGTGAACCTGCGATCGCTGGGCCTGCTGTACCGACGCCGCCTGAAGTGCCACCGCCACCGGATCCGCCGCCCATGCCATCACTTAAGTTGTTGTTTACAGAGCCACCACCTGCGGAAGTTAAATAGCCTGCAATTTCTGAACCACGCCCAAAACCGCTCATGCCTCGAACTGGCGTTCCTGTTCCGCCTGCGCCAACTGTCACCGCGTATGTAGTAGCGGGTAGATAAATAGTGGATTGCACTACACCGCCACCGCCACCGCCGCCACCATACGAAGCTGCACCGCCTCCTCCACCGCCCGCCGCCATCACGACATCAAAATATCCGCTTCGACTGACCGTCAGTGTTGCATCTGTTGTAAATGTTAGAAGCGTGTAACCTACGCCGCCGACTGTAATGCTTGAACTTGTGCCACCTGTAGCGGCACCGTATGACGCGGCCTGTTGGCTAAAAAAAATAGCAACGCCAGCACTAGTGAAGTAAAGCGTGCCACCTCCAAATTGCGCCAACGCTAGAGAGGATGCTGTTGAGACTGTTGCTGTGCCAGCTGTAATTGTGCAAGTACCCGCACCAATGTTTTGAATCCAGACTGTGTCTCCAGCGGAAAAAAGGGAACTATTGACAGTGATCGTCGTGGATCCTGCCGCGTTCATCGTGACTCGAGTTCCTTTATCGGCTGCGACTAGGACATAACTTGTCGTCTTTGTGGAGACGGTCTGGTTGTAGTCGTTCGCTTGTAAAGCGTTCATCTGTGCCGCAGTGAGGACTTGTGCGGCGGTAAAGGTCTGAAGTGCCATGTGATTATCCTAAGACATTTTCTGTGTCAAGTGTGCCATACACAAGATCATCCAAGATGAGCTCATAGACAATTGTTGTCGGTGCTGTAAAGTAGGTAACTGCGTGTCCGGCTGACAAGGTAAGTCTGTGCTCGAGTCCTTCAATGGTGAGATTTTGGGCGAATTGTGTTGGGCCTGCCGAAGTTGTTATTGACTTTTGGACATTGATTAAGTCGCCTACATCTAGTAGCGCAAGTGTTTCTTGATCGGCTGTGGATAGTCCGGGGAACTCTGTGCCTAGAAAGTTGAAGCGCGCTTCGGGGTCTGGGCTAATTAGGTATTCGGCAAGTGTTAAAGCGGCTGCGTCATTGTGTAAGAGCGAGTCAGTAATGGACTTTGTCTGCACAAGATAGGCGGCTTGACTGACTAGGTCTTCTGCGACCTCTGGCGATGCGGCTCCAGCGTGTTGAATGGATGCGCGATTGACCACTGTGTCCGCTTGGAAAGAGATGTCTATAGCCGAATAGCCGATGTTTGTGTTGTCATCGTGGAACTCTGCGACAGGGACTCCTAGCGTCGTTCCTAGACGCTTCTGGAAGGTGATCGTGCCTTCTCGATCCACAAAGATTCTGCCCTGCTCGGCCTCATTGATCTTGTTCGCGTATGCGGCGACTGATGTTCCGTTGGCGACCGTCCAAGCAGCTGCACCGCCAAGGGTCGCCACGCCTGTCTCAATGCTCCGTGAGCCCGTGTAGGCGACTTCTGGTAGATCCAGTAGGTTCCCGAATCGAGTGCTGGAGAGCTCTTCGGTGACATTCCATTCGGCAAGAAAGGTCTGTCCAAGCTGATAGGAAAAGTCCGCGCAATTAACGGTCACTGTGTCAAGGCCGCCAAGCGTAAAGGTGTAGTCATAGTTCACGATGTAGCCCACCCACAAATACTTCTTTACATTGAGCGAGTCATAGCGAGAGAAACGGACTTGTCGAAGCGGTGCAAGTCCGGGCTGATCGTTCGCTGGATCGTAGTAAGGCGAAGTTGTGTCGAAAGGGTTAAAAACTCCGTCCGCGTAAGTGTCGTTCAATGTGAAGCTCATCGTGCCATAAGCGAATTGGTCGCCTGTGTTTTGGCGTCCGCGTTTTGCTGTAAGTCCGATCGTGCCATCCATAACGGACGCATATTGTGAGATGCCATCCAACACATATTCTGTATTATCCAGTTCGCCTTTAAGTTCGTCGTCAAGTGTGAAGGCGTCCCACATGTATCCGGTGTCAATCTCTAGGTCGTAGTTACCTGACCCGATTACCGCTACGCCTGCCATTAGGCGACCGCTATGTTCGCAGGGCCATTCTGCCTATTAAATGCTCGAATAGCGTTTACGACCGCAGTTCCAATCTCCGCGCTGGAGCCAAGACCGCCAGTGATATTGATTGTGTAATTGCCCATTCCACCGCCGCGTCCAGATAATGGGATGACCGCTTCAGGGCCACGCTCGCCGATCATTGCAAGCGTGGGCCCTGTCACGATTCCACCGTCTGCCAGATAAGGAATGTCTGGTACGGAGAAGCCTTTGCCACCGATGACAGGAACCCACGAAGGGATCTCAAAGGAGAGCTTGCCTACTGTGTTGTTCCAGAGTTTCGCGATGCCGTTAAAGAGTGATTTGTAGATGTTAAAAATTGCGCTGAAGTAGGTGGAGAGTCCGTCAAAGACTGCTTTACCGCCTGCGAGCATGGCATCAAATACTGTGTCTACGATCTTGCGGACGGTCTCAAACTTGAAGTAGAGCGCGGTCAAGATTGCAATAAACGCGGCAATAGCCAAGATGACAAGTGTGACAGGGTTAGCAAATAAGAGCGCGTTAAACACTGCGACAACGCCGTTAACGATCATCTGCGCGGCTGCATAAACTTTCATAGCGGCATTAAGAGCCAAAATAGTTAGCGCAATTCCGCCGATTGCGCCTGCAACAATTAGGAAAGTCTTTGTGTGTTCTTGTGCCCACGCGCCAAAGGCGATTAGGTACGGTAGTAACGCCTCGACTACTGGGATCAGTGCCGCGCCGATTGATTCTTTGGTTTCTGCCAGTGCGATTCCTAGACGCTTCATTCCGCCTTCGGCAGTGGCGGCAGCTGCGGCAGAAGCCCCACCGAACGATCCGCCCAGCACATTCATCACATCTTCCAAAGATGCACCGTCTTTAATCATCGCTTTAATCTCTGGACTTAGCGCGGCAAGTCCTTTCATGTTTCCGCCGTAAGCCTTCGCAAGCGCGTCGGAGACCGTCGCAAGGTCTTTTCCTGATCCTGCGGAAATGTCTTGTGCAAGTGCGAGAGCTTTGTTCGCTTCCTCAATGTCTTTTGTGCCGCGAGTCAGTGCGGCGAGAGCCGGACGAAGCTCGCTGTCCGCCACGCCAGACGCCAAACTCATCTTCGTTATCATGTCCTCTTCGGCTTTGACCTGTGCATCAGTAGCCCCAGTGACATTAGATAGCGCAAGTGCGAGCTGTACCTGTTCGGCTTGGTCTTCCATCGCCGCCTTGGTAGCACCTACGAGAGCAACGCCTAATCCTGCGAGAGCTGCTGCCGCTGGGACTGCTGCTTTCTTGATCGCAAATTGCGCTTTAGCCGATGCGCCTTCAAGCTTCTGGAACTCTTTGATCGCCTTCTGTGTGCCCTTGGCATCAAACTCGGAGATGATTGGAAGGATTACGCCCATTACTGCACCGCCAGATTCATAGACATTTTGTTTGCAACTTTGTTCACGATTGCTTCCATCTCAATATCAAGTTGGAGTTTGTTTTTTTCGTAGGCTCGCCACATAACGCGCGACGCCTTGCCATATTTGCGCGTGAGCTGATTGCCAAGATTGCCCGAGTCCGCAAAGTCAAAGAGCTGTGCCGCGCCACCGCTCCACTTAACAACAAAGGTTGAAAGGTTCACCTTTTGTCCTGCATATTCTTTGATGTTTTTGGTATTGATTGATGCTTTAATATTGTGCGATTCAGGCCAAGGCAAGATCTGATAAGAACCTTTTGTCGGTGTCCAAGTGCGACCGAAGCCGGACAATGGTAGACCCAGAGGGATCGCTGATTCGGCGTCTTGGATAAGTGACAATGTGACGCGCTTGTAATCTTTTGTAATCTCGCGCCGAAGTACCTTGTCTACTTTGTTGAGTTCTTTCAGTGCGCTCTTGAGTCCGTAGATCTCCACTTTTGTCTCTACGGTTCCAGACATTACGACCTTCTCTTGTTTTGTTTTTCTATGACTTTGATAATCGTAGTGAGATCTCGAGCGTCAAAGGTGTCAGAGTAAAACTGCGGAGCCCATCCCGTCGCGACTACCAGCTCGGCTAGTTGCCGTCGGTAGCCGCGTCCGTAGGGTTTGGGTTTGTCTCATCTACTACAGGAATGATGTCCATATCTGGATTCTCGGCAACCCACTTTTGCCAAGTGTCAGGAAGTTTTTCACCTTTCAGACAAAGCAAAGTCCACGCCCAGCAGCACCAATCGGAGACGCCCGGTTGCACGCCATCACCGAGGCGGCGATTCATTAGTCGTTCCCATTCAGTCCATGAGAATAGATTTGTGTAGAGGAACTCTTCTTTACCGTTCCTAATTACTTTGATCTTGATCTTCATTTTGTTTCCTTTCGTCGGGCCAAGGAAGGCCGTTATTTACGGAGTGACATCCACACTGTAGACACCGCCCATCGTCGTAATATCGACGGACTGCAACTCACCTAAAGACGCCGAAATTACTGGCAAAGACTCAAGATAAGTATTTGTCAGAATGAAGCCGGGGTTCGTAGCCGAGTCAGCTGCGGTCGTTGGCTTTACCGTGACGACAAACTTTGTTCCGACCAATGGTGCGAGTGTGGCGTAAGTGGCGCTGGCTTCGTAACTTAGAAAGAGGGTTACGCTCAATTCATTATCCTCAAGACCGGCCGTGAAAGTGTTTGCTGTGTTCCCGAAGACCGTGTCGTTCAATGCAGTGACAGTTCTAGTCAGAGTTGCCGAAGTGCACCAGCCCGAAAGATCGACCGATCCAAATTTGACTTGCGGATTTGAGAGGATAGTTGAAGTTGCCATGATGAGTTACTCCTTGGAAGTGTTGGTTTTAGTTTGACACATAATGAGAGGCAGAGTGTGGATTAGGCAGTCTGAACTACCGTCGTCACTGAAAGCTCATACGCAGGGAGCGTTGAACCGCCGATATCTAGGTTCGTGGGGCGTCCAGATACGACGCCGATATTGAGTGCGTAGATCTGGGCAAGGATATTGAGCAGGCTTTTTTGGGCGTCTAGGTTGCCCGGGCCGAGCGTGATGATCTGAAGTGTGAAGTTCAGTTTTGCAACATTGTAGTTGTAGCCGTCTATGGAGTCGATGTTTACGAAGCAGGAAGGCGGCGTGATATTGCGCGGATCGTTATTTATTTGGAGCCCTACGACCGTTGAGAGTTTTGTGACTAGATCGTCAAAGCCTTCGTTGAATAGATCTGTGTAGTTAGGTACAGCCATTAGGCGACCTGCGGACGGTCAATCCCGAGGAGCTGTCGGATCATTCCGTTTAATCCCGAGACTGGAGTTACTCCCATATTTTGGAATGAAGCAAATTGATCTACTGATCCGCGTTGGCGGTACAGCGCGCCACCGTACATCTGCGTTCCAAGTAGGACATCTTGTGAAGGAACGACCGTCAAACTATCGACATATCCGGACTCCATTCTGCGACGCCACGCAAACTGTGAGCATGCCGAAGCGCAGATAGTGAGGAATGCGGCGTCAGCTGCGGTTGCTGTACCAATACCGAGCCAGTCCTCAAGCATCGCTGAAGTGACCCAAGTGCAAGTCTGGGTAATTGTCAGCGTGCCAGAAGCGGCAGTGCGTGCGACATCAGAAGCGGTCTTCGCGTAGAGCACCTGATTTGGAATGGTAACAAGCGGATCAAAGAGAAGATCCCCTTCATCGTCCACGCCCATAAACGCATACTGCGGTAAAGCGTAGACAATGTAAGTTCCGTTAAAAGTCGCATCGACATTCGTGATGACAACGCTTGCGCCGACTTCAATCTCTGCTTCTGTAAGAAGTTGTAAGACCGCGTAGTTGTCGGTGAGCTGTTTATGTGTGACCGTGTAAGAGGCCATAATCTCGGCCTACCTTTCAGGTCTTAGACGCGGACTGCTCTGACGAACTTGCTTGCGTCAATCATCAATGTTGCAAGATAGCCGCGGAAAGCGATTGTGCGAGACAGTGTTGAAGGCACATCAACACTAATTGCGCCCTTCTGCTGCTCGAAGATCTCAAAGCCAGAAGCATCGCCAACGATGATTGTGTTCGCTGCAAAGTTGCGATCTACAACTACTTGCAAGCCGAATGCAATTCCGTTTGGTTGTCCCGGCATGAGATTGCCGTAAGCGTTCATTGGGCCCACTGCTGGGAACAAAGGTCGCTTTGATGAATCGCTCAAGCCCATAAGCGTTCCCCAATAATCAGGACTTAGGAAAAGATGGGTAGGCAAGTTGCCATTTGAGCCCGACAAAATGGTTGTTGCAGCTGCCGAGATCCATGCTTGCCAGTAAGAAGGATCGGTTTCTGATGCTGATGCAAAGTTTGATGTAACTGATGCACCTGACCTCAAGTTATCTGCTGCGACATTGTCCGTTTCGTTTGCATAAATGCGGCCCATGTCATCGAGCACAAGACCGATGATCTCGGGCGTACTCCAGTCGATTGATTGTTCGGACAAGGTCACATATCCACCGTATGTACCTTTTGTGACTTGGTTGTCGGTAACGACAAAAGTTCCTTGAGTGAGTGCAGTGTTTTCGGTTGCTTGGTTACCGATTGAAGTATGTGTTGTTACTTCTGGACGAATGAAAACTTTGCCGCCTTGTGGCATTGCTTTTGCGCCGATTGCGTCAATGACTGGACGACGACCGATGAAGTTGTTGTAGACAGGTTGCACGATTGGCAGTGGGAGCACGCCGGGAATGTCGGTTGTGATGACATTCGGTGCAGCTGCTTGAATGCCTTCGCGCATTGCGTGGAACTGATCTCCGCCAACAAAGAAGGCCGAAATATATTCGGCTGCTGTTGGCATGTGGAACTCACGCTTCGCGGTAGCGAAAATTGTTTGAGTTGCCTTTGATGCTTCGATAACTGCTGGGGCTTCGACTGTTTCGTTCATGGTTTCTGTCTCCTGTTGAGGTTCTTCTTGAATAGTAGTTGGTTCTTCTTCTTCGGGTGTGGATGCCGCGACTTGTTGGATCGGGGCGTCAAATGCTCCACGACTGACGAGCGACAGCTCGCTCCACGAAGCCTGCGTGACGATCATTGTTCCTTCTTTGTCGTAGGCGAACTTGATTGGCTCTACGCCAACGGACACTTCTGGCAAGGCTCCATCAGAGGCCAAGACAAGAGCTTCGTTTCCAAGGTTCGTGTTAGAGATCTTTGCAACAAAGAGCATTCCCTCGGGTGTTTCTACGCGCTCGGTCACTGTGCCGATTACCTTGCTTGAGTCGTGGTACATCTGAAGCGTTGGTGCGCGTCCGTCCACAGGCAGGGATCCGGGGGCGAACGCGACCATCGACCCATCACTTACTCGGGCGGGAGTGTTGTATCTCACTGCAATTCCCGAGATGGTGCGGCGTCCTGTTTCGCCTTGTGCGGCGTCAATCGTGAAAGATTCTGAATTAAGTCTGATCATGTTGGAATCCTAACTTTGCATAAGTGCTGAATTGGGGATATCTGTTTCGTTGCTCATTGGATCTGCCATGTCGCCGCCCATGTAGGCCTCGGCTAAAAAGTCTGATACATCAAAGCAGACATAAGTTCCGCGTGGGAGCACATTGTCGGATGAGAGTGTTTCGGTGATGCAGTCCGCGAGGGCCTTGCAAGCGTAAGTCCAAAGATCAATTCGCGATTGCTGGGATGACTGATATGAATAAGCACCGATTGAGACCGAAAGCAAATAGGACGGAACGCCAAGGATGCGTCCAAGATCGCGCGCCGAATAATCTGCGGACTCAATCATGAGCATCTTGTCAGGTGTTGCCTGCGTTGGCACATACTCGAGGAACTCATTGAGCGCAGCAGTGTTATTGCCAGAAGTGCGCGCAAGGTTGAATTGTGCTGCCAAGTCCGAGAGCTCCTGCGCTGATAGCGGTTCTCCGCCAGTCTGCTTCAGATAGCCCGAGGGTAGTACCGACTGGGACGCTCGAAGCCGTGACTCTTCTACGCGGAGGGCAATCTCTACAGCGCGCGCCCCAGTCGAGTTCATTGATTGCATTGGTGAAATGAATTGCACAAGATCACGCGAGTCTAATTGGATGCCTTGAAAGACAACTTGCTTTGATGGGCCGAAGAAAACTTCGCCTTGCTGATCTAATGTCTGCACCATCGCCGCAGGTAGTCGAGTGAATGATGCCGGGTAGCCGTCTGCGGTGCGTGACTCAATCATCCAGAAAGCGCGGCCCTCAAAGATGAGATCGTCAATAGTCCAAGAGATGATGAATTGATTTGGCACTGATTGATCAATTCGTGAAAGCCATGCGCGCGGCGCAAGTGGGACTTCTTCCATCTCTTCGCCGTTCCACATCTCGCGATACATCTCAAGCTTCAATCCCGAAATCGTGTCACAGATCAAGTCGCGACCGCGCACGATCACAGGAAGCGTCATCGCTCGAGCGCGTCGCTGACCGTTCTGCCAAGATACGAAAGAACGCAAAGGAGAATAGGACGATGCACCTACCGCCGCCTTCACAGAAGGTTCTACGGACGCCGTAAGTTCGCGGGATTTTTGGAAGAGAGCCATATCACATAATGCCACATAAGAAGCGGATCATGGTGGCACTCGCCCAGTGACTCGCGGTATCCCGACGACAGGCAAGAAAGCGGACGAGTGCCAAGATGACTCTAGTTTGCGATTAAGATCATGGAAGGCTTTTGAGAGTTCGCTGGACGCGCGGCGGCAGCTGCTCCCCAGATCATCGTCCGACATAACTCGATCGGGCCTGCGGACTTCTGCGATGAGACTGCGATTGATCCTTGAGTGCGTACCATCACCGCGCGACAGACATGTTCGGCAAGCATTGCTTCGCCAGTGTGCACAATGCGACCTTCGCTAATCATGTTTCTTACTATGGGGGTGTATTGCAGAATCTCTTTGTATCCCATTACGACGCGCCTACGCTCAAAGACTGGCGGACAGTGTGCGTCTATTGTTGGAGAGAAGATGAACTTGATTGCAGGATCCGCCGCCAAAGCTGCGACATGCGCCCACAATTCCTTGGTAGTTTCGGCAGTGAAGGCGACCGAGACACAGGTGCGACCGTCACCAAGCGCGACTGATCGAGTCGCAAAATAGCGGGACTCATCCATAGACGCTTCTACCGAGATCACACCGCCAGTAGGGATCGGGCCGTCGTACTCAAGTTCAGGCCAAAGATGCGTCTGAATCCAAGACTGAGTGCTAGCGATCCACATATTGAGCGAGCTTCTAAGGAAGTTTGAGCGGTCAGGATCTTTAGATTCTGCGCGCAAAGTTTCCATTGTCAAAGTGTGTCCGAGTGCAGGGTTGCCCCACGACCAAGACGCTTCTTGCATTGGGTCAATCGTGGGCGGTGGCGACCATTCCGCAAAGTAAAAGTTAGAAGGGTTATTTGTGTCTATTAGTCGGAGCGCGTTCTCTCGATGTCTGATGAAGAGTGCACTGGATTCGGTTCCCGCAGTGCTAAAGAGTGCCAGATGAGGAGACCTGCGGACGCGCTGTGTTGGAATAAGGCCTGCCATTGTGATCTCCGAAATGTCAAAAATCTCATCGGCGCAAATTAGATCCACGCTCATTCCGTGACCGATTGAAGGGTTCGCCGCGCGCACATACCAACGCGATCCATCCGGCATCGTCGCAGAGTTACGCCCAAAAGACTTCATAATTTTTGCGCCATAACGGTCTTCAAGAATTGGTGCGATCTCATCAAAAAGTAAACAAGCAAGAGACAAAGTGTGAGCTGTAGATAAGACAGTTTGTTTCGTGCCTCGAATCTTTGGCATCTCAATTAACCAAAACAGAATCAAGCATTGAATCAAAACTGTCTTGCCATTCTGACGCGCCACCGAACAAAGGCTTGATCGATGCACAAGATCATCCTGCCCATCTGGAGCATGGGTGAATCCCAAAGCGCGCTCAAGATAATGCACCTGCCAAGGCATGAGCTCAATGCCAAGCAGCTCCAAAGCCATGTCCCCCACAAGTCCAGCCCACGATCCGTCACAGTCCGGCACGATCGTCTCGAGTCTTGGCTGGTCGTGGCTGATCACCGCCAGTTCAGGCTGGTCAGGGCTAGTTGGGAGAGATAGATGGA